CGAGGGTATCGAAGAAAAAGCTCTAGAATCCACTGTAGAAGCAATTATGGCAGAGTTGGGATAAGTTAGCCTACATGGAATAAACTCGGTTACAGAGTGTAAACTTGCAGCAACTGTAGATCTACTCTTGCTACCTTTAAAGCTTTTGTCTTGGTCTAGCATTGACACCCTTACAATTCTTTTACCTCCCGAAGGATTCGGTGGCAAATGCACAACTGTTTCAAAAAGATAGTCTGATGTAGCTAGCCCTGACATTTTTCTAACAAAATATCCACCAGAGTCATTTTCTATTAAATCAAAAGCTCTGTAATAAGCGTCAGTACTATAACTCATTCCGCCAGGCACTTCGACTCTTCTCCCTAGCGCATTTTTATTTAAATGTGATGAAGAGTGTTCCATTTCTGAAGTTATTTCTAATATTGGTGGCTGATCTACATCAGTATCTTGTTCATTGTTAACGTAAATTAAAAAGCTTAAACTTTCTATTCTAGTTGATGTCGTTCTTTTTCCAATAATATTTTTTGAAAGAGCCTGAATGTTTATCGCAATAGAGACCTTTTCAACATTTGGGTCCGTTATAGTGTGAACAACTGGATGTAGATAATTTTCTAGACGTGAATTTTGTCTATTTAAAAGTTGTTTTGCTTCTCTTGGTATTTTTCCACTTATTATTTCATTGCCTTTTTTATAATCAAGAGATAAATCTACTGCAACTTGAGCATTCACACCGTCCGCGTCATCGATTCCAAGATTAAGTAGTTGTTTAATTGATGGGTTAGCAAAATCCACGCTTTGAAGATCAACCATTTCAGCAGCAGAAATCGTCTCCGTGTCTAAAGTAGAGTTTGCAGGAAAAAGCTGAGTATTAATCGGGACTGTTTTACCTTGGTAGTTATATGATCTGCCAAATGCACTTTGAATTTCTTGTCCATGTCTAAAATCTGCATCAAACACCCTAAAATTATAACTTCCATCTTTTTCGTTCAACACTACGGTATCATTTAAATAAATAGACTTCAAATGTTCATTCGTTACTGATTGGTCTGATTCATAAAAGTGTATTGTTTCTCCGTCCGAACCACAAAATCCATCTATGGGACCTTCAGAAATTAAATCAATTGTTTGAGCTAGACTTGCTGACTCAAAATAGTCATTCTCATCAGTTTTATTATCGCCTAAACCAGGACCACATTCTGGAGTAGGCTTTCTTGCAGCCATGTCTTGTTTTCTTGCGTAAGGAACATACGTATAGTCTCCTAGCATTTCATACCCACCTGCCCACGGCGATGCAATGTCTGACAGATCGCTTTTAGTTGTTTTGTTATAAAATTTTGCCATAATATTTAGTCGCTAGGATCTTCTGCATTCGAAGCATTATCTACTCTGTTAAATATTGAAAATGGGCCACTTGGGTCAATTTTAACGTTATCTCCTCCGCCAAAAAAATTTCTTCCTGCCGCCAAATTTCGGGGCTCGTTGCCGTACTTTTTTGACCCCCAATTTCTCAACATAAAGCCGCCTATAGTTGTTGACACATCGCTTTGGTTAAGGGCGGAATAGTCTACATTTTGTCTATCAACATGCCTCATTGTAGCGCTAACTACTACCGATCCAGTCAAAAGTCTTCCGTATCCAAGTGGTACTGGTAATCCTTGTTGAGCAACATTTTCTGGGCCAGAAAATAAAAATGATCTAGTTTGCTTTTCTTCTTCTTGTTTTGGTGGCTTAAACAAAGATCGCATAATAAAGCCTGTAGCCAGAGAAACTACAAGAGGTATAATAAAAGCCGTGAAAATAGTCGCTGCTCCTTCGGCGTTTGGAATAATGTGCAATTCTTTGTATTTTTTGGGAATTTTAGTTAGCAAATCCTCTTTGTTGTTTATTTTATGCTCTCCATCATCAACAACAAAAGAAAATGTTTTGTTTTCATTTTTGTTATGAGATAAATAATGAAAAAAACGGCCAGTATTGGCTTCAATAGCTCTTAAAGCTTCTACGGCAGAATCTACTTCAAGATCCCACTCTTCACCGAATTCTTTGCCTATTTTGCCGTGTAACTTAACCTTTTTCATTCCTTGATCCTGGTAATTGTTACACTAAAATTAACCTTCAATTCTATATATACTGTGTATTTTTTTTAAATAGCTATCATCTAGCAAAGCTTTTGACGACAAAAACATTTCTTGATGATGCATAAACTCGTTATCTTCTAACGCAATCCCAAAATGTGAAAAATTTTTTTTACTTGCTTGAAAGACAATTAAATCATCTGTCATTATATTGTTTTGTGATGTTTTTTTAATTTTATTTCTTTTAAAAAAGTCAGTAATTCTTAAAATAGCTTGTGTTGAATAAGTGCCGTTTTGCTCTTGTTTTAAGTAAAAATTAAAGTTTTTGTCAATTAATTTGTTCTTTGAATTATAATAGTCATAAACAAGCTTCCAACAGTTTTGGAAATGATAAACATAATCTCTGCCAATAAACTCATTGATCTCACAACTGTTCGGAAAATGAATATTAAACTCCTCTGTTTTTAAACTGTACACGCATATTGGCAAACACAATTCTTCTGATTGTTCAAGATCTTTTTGAGAAAATTCATGATCTCCATCTGGGTGCGAGTGATACATGCAAACAATCTCATGCTTTTGTTTTATTTTTAAAAACTGCCTTGGGCAAATTTTAAATCCTTGCCTTGGAAATTTATAAATATTATCACAAGGTATAATAAGTAATTTTTTAAAAGTATCTAAAACAATAAATCCACAACATTCTTCGTTTTTGTTTAAATTGGCGTGAGTTATAAGAAGCTTTTCTATTTTTTTATCCATACGGAAACCTTTCTGTCCCTGGAAATCCTCCGTATGGTAAACCTTTTGTTGAATATTGAAACCTTAATAAGCAACCAGTTAAATTTTTAGAACACTGGTCTTGTACCCAGTTAGCCGTATCATTTCTTGGGTCTTTGCCAGATACGTTGTTATAAGTTACATTATATGTAGGATCTCCCGCTTTTTGGGCCATTATACCTGTAGGCCTTGCAACAAAATATAACATTACCTCATTATTTTCAGTGCTTGGAATTCTAACATAGTCTCCACTAGTGTATATTCCTGTCGCATCATAAAAGCCAGAGTCACTATAAGGAGTGTCCCAGTCTGATTTCCAGGGTGCATTTCCAGCAGTAGAAATGTTGTAAATTGGTCCGTTAAACTTGTTATTATTTGAGTCGGCAATTGGCCAGCCAAATACGTTTGGCGCTACCTCTCCATTTTCAATTATATTATACCAATCATCAACCGTATGAACACTAGTATTTCCATAGTTACAACCTTTTCCTCTATAAATCCACGGACAATAGTTTGCGTGGATCGTCCTCGAAGGTAATTGTACTGATTCTAACTCTAACTCTGAAGATAGCTCAAATTGCACTGAATATTTATCTTCAGAGACTTTTCTGTTTATAAAATACGTTTCATTAGGAAACTTTGCAGTTTCATCTGGAGCCCCAAATGGGTTTATATTATCTATAAAATTAGATTCATCAAGGTATTTCAAAAAAGTTCTAATTCTTGTTGTCTTTAATCCAACAAAGTCATCTTTTCCATTAATTATATTTGAAACAAATCCATCTACATTACTTAAAGTCATTTTTGGCCGCGGAAGCGTTCCGTCGCCTTTAATTTCAAATCCTTCAACCTCTAAAGGAAACGGGCTATAACTCTTACCACCAAATGAAATTTCTCCTTTTACTATTTCTCCAGCATGAAATCTATATATCTGCCCTCCATACCTTGCGGTGTCAATCTCAAACAGCTCAATAATAATAGATCCCTCTAAAGATTGAAGTTCTTCATTTAATTTTAAAGTATTAATTTTTTCATAAGGTTCGGGATTACCGCCTAATCTTGAACTGTTGTTAGATCTTTGCGTCATATTTTAATAAATCCTGCGTAGTTTGTATTTACATCTCGAAATGCTAAATCTGCAATCTTGACCTTTCCTTGATTACCATCTGCACTTAGTATCTTAAATATATAATATCGATAAACACCAGGTTTAGCAACAATAAAATCTCTTAAAGCGCCAGGCACGCAAACGTATGAATTATGCTTGTCTCCCTCTGCTTTTTCCAGGTCAGACTGTAAGTCTTTATCTTGTAAAAAATTTGCGTCTAAAACTGCCCCACCTTCTTTAACTGGCCGTAATTTAGGCATTTTACTTTCATGCCTCCGCTCGTCTAAAAGAGTCATATCTGAGTCACGCAGCAACACATCAGACGAAGCGTTTGATCCAAAAAGTTTCCAGTGCGTCGGCGAAAAGACTTCTCCAAATATTTGCTTGTAAGTACTATCGCTATAGTATTCAGGGCTTGCTCCAGCGCTGGTTATTGTGTAAGTGTATACCTTTTTTTTGTTGTTAACGCCAAAATCATAAATTATATAATAAGGAAATGCCCCTTGATCCATTAACACATAATTGTCAAAATTACCCTTTATAACTTGATTAAAAGCTTTCCAAGCGGGATAAGATCCATTAACCGCATTGCTTTGATTATTTAATTTTTTGTTTACTCCGTCGAAGTTTATAGTGTCTCCTTCGCTGCCATCTGCATTCAGCGTCCCTTTCAGCCCAGAAATATAACCAATCGTGTGATGGCCAGAGGTCTCTATTGTTGTAGCACTTTTGTATTTTGGAGTAAGATACCTTCCACGGTTGGCATACTTATTTCTGTACAGCTCTGAATTTTTATTGTCTTGCTCTGTTTTATTATCGAATCCACTATTGGGAATGTGTCCGCCAATAAAATTTAATATAGCTCCATTAGTATCAATACACAAACCCCCCGTACCGCCGAAACCAAAATTTCTTGGCTCTGGTCCATATTGTGCATTAATATATCTTGTAGAATAATTTTGTATAGGATGGTATCCATTGCGCCCGTCTTGACCAAAACCGCCTCCTAGTCCGCCTGCGCCACCGTCATTTCGCATACTAGCTGCGAGGTTAGGATGCGAAAACGTTAAGCCGCTTGGGTTATGCATAGAATAAACTTGATCTGTAGACTTATAATTTTGGCCAAGTGGTGATGCTGCGCCAAGTCCTCCCATGCCACCTGCGTAGAATTTGGATTGAACACTTAAAGGCATTTGTACAGAAGCAGGCTTTCCAGGATTTGACTTTATATTTACTTCGATAGTTCTGTTTCCATGCACATTCATCGGCGATAAAAATGGCATTCCATGGCTTCCGCCTTGAGCCTGAAATATTCTAGAGTCTGCATAAGTATTATTATCTTTAGAAAACTCATAAGTACTTTCTCGAAATCCTGCACCGCCTCCGCCTCCGCCACCAGGTCGAGCTTCAAAAACTACAGTATCATCTTGCCAACCGTCCTTATTGACATCAAGTACTTTGTCATTTTGAAAATCTGGAACTTCATTTGTTGCTATAACTCTGTTTTGAAGTGACGGTTGTGGGTACGTCATACCCATTGTGGTCTCATTCGTCTCTGGATCAATAAGTTGACCCATAAAATAGTCTCTTACTTTTGTCCCAAATAAATTAGAATCCAATTTCCTAAAATAAGGAAGAAGTATAGAATTACCCTGTGAGTTAAGATTATCTGCAAGAGCAAAATGAGGCTCTTGAATTTTTAATCCAATAAGATTACTGGTCCTTGTGCCTCCAGCTCCACCTCCGCCACCTCCGCCACCAATAAAGCCTTTATTATAAATGTCAACAGTTGAGCTTGCGTAATCGGAATGAATTTCAAGTGCAGTGCCGCCATCTTCTCCATTTCCTGGTGCATTTCCAACGATATAGCTGCCATCCATTTTTCCGCTAAGATACCTAGATGAAACTGGGGCTTGTTGAATCAGATACTCAGACGTAAGCTCTGGTAATGAGCCTAATCTTACTTGCGCACGGGATAAAGCAGATTTTTGACTAGCGTCTACAGCATAAGACACTGGGCATTGAAGCCTTGGATTTGGCGGAGTCTCCCCAGCATATATTCTAGCAGAGTCAACATTACCGCCTTTGCCACCTGCGCCAATAATCGAAGTTGTTTTTGGTATATAAAGTTGTATAGGGACAGGATCCAGCCCTCCTCCATAATCGCTGGTAAATTTTGTGCTTGTAGTTACAGCTGGAACGCTTGAGTCAGCAGAATACACAGTTAAATTATCGCCAAAAATAAATCTTATTTTAGAAAAAACATCAATTGTTATCTCGGAATTAATTGCCTGTAATCTATCTAATTCTTTTTCGGCTTCAGTTCTTAAATTAATATTAGATCTTATAAAATTTCTTTGTGCAGAAGATACATCCCCAACGCCCGCTGTCCGATTAACCTTTAAAAAACTTGGGGACATAACATATACATTTAAAGCTGTATTTGTGGTTGTTGCGTTAGCTTGTACCCAATCAGTATGATTAACAGTTCTAGCGGTACCGCCATGAATGTTTCCCCCAATTAAATCTATGTTTTGAGTTCTTATTCTAAAATATCTTTGTCTACCAGGATACGCTAAGTAACTAAATCCTGTAGTGCCCGTTGGTTCGTCAACTAATATACCTGTGGCTCCGTGCGGGTCAACGGCTGTCGGCGCTGAGCCAGAAACTTCAAGGATAATTCCAGTCGCAGTTAACGGCTCTGTGTAAGTCCAATATCCAGTTACAAAATTATCTAGAAGATCCGACGTTGTTTCACCAACTCTAAACTTACCAATAGCACCTGGATCTAACGCTTCAGCATTACCTGTTAAATTTATTTTTAAAACGCCACTAGGGTCGCTAGTGCCAAAAACACTTTTAGTCGTGACGGTAATTTGGCTTGGTCTTGGAAAGCCGTCATGGCCAGCAGGAGCAGAGTAGCCAGCTCCCCCATGACCAGAAAAATAATAAAAGTATCCATCAGTATCTAAATCATCAGTAAACCAAGAATTTCTTGCTCCGCTTTTTCCAGTTGTAGAAAACTCTACTTGAAAAAAGCCACTTTCTTTTCGGTCAAGCTCAAAAATCGCAGAGTTACCACCATCTATCGTAATCCTTGGATCAGTATTTCGTTTGAATTTATAAACGCCCGAACGTGCGTGCTCTCCAGTTAAAGATAAAGTTGAAATAGTTTTTATATCGCCGCTATTGAGTAAATAAAATCCAGTTCCACTGTGAAATCCAGTCATGAATATTCCAAAATTAATTTCATGCACAGAACTTGTATCGGCAAGCGGTGCCACTGGTTTTCCGTGCGTATCTAAAACATAAGTTTTAAAATTTTCATAAACTTTTTTTGAGTCTATAGGTGTTTCAGCAAATTTTGTCGAGATAGATCGATTATCGCTAAAAATAAAACTGTCAGTCCAATTTTGACAAACGAAAAATTTATTATCTTGGTCATAAGGCTTAGGCGGAGAAAACTTGAAACTTTCATAACCTTTTTTGTTAACTAAAAAGTGAGTTATAGCTTTAGCCTCTGCTTCAGATTTTCCCTCAAAACTTAAATTTATATTAAGCAGATTAGTGTTTATTCCATCGTTCCACCTTTTAACATAGTCTCTATTTAAGTCGCTTTTTAATATACGCGGTTCTTGAGGAATAGAAAAAGAAGAAGGGTTAAAATAAAAAACATCTTTTGTCCATAAAGTATTTGCGCCCTCAGGTCCATTTGAAGTTGTAGCGGTAACTTCGTCCGAATCTCCAGAATTATAATAATAGCCACTGTGATTAGATATGTTGTGGCCACTATAGTAAACTATATCAAATTTATTATAAGTTTCACCAGCAGCCCAATATTTAGCAGTGTTATCAAACGGAACTACTTGGCTCATCCAATTTGTTAATGATGCGTTTTCATTGCTAAAATTAGCAGCAATATTGTGGACATTAGGAAAACTTTCTTCATGATCAAAAGTGTCACAGAAATACCTACCTGTTTGATTGTAAGGCTCAAATGGCGTAAAGTTAAATCCAGTTAAAACTTCTTCTCCTTGATATATTGTGGCGTTACTTGGCAATGCACCAACAATACCAGATCCTGCACCAGTATAAGGCTCTTCAGCTTTGTGGCTTAAAAAATGTAAAATAGCTTTTGACTCTTTTTCAGTTCTTCCATTAAAATTTAAATTATAATTTATAGCTAAATTATTGTGACTTTTAGGTACTATCGAATAGTATCCGTTACCAAAAAAATTTTTAAAAGTTTTAGCTTCAAAGGATACTGAAGAATTATAAGATGGCGTACTAGGAAAAGATCTAGTCCACTTCGCGCTAACGCCAGTTGGGGCAAAAGTTGAATTTGTGCCACCGTTACTTGATGCAGTAGCATAATAGTACCCAGACTCAAATGAGTTACAGCCTGTCTCAGGGTCTCCAGAAAAAAATACAACGTCGAACTTTTCATAAGTTCGATCCTTACTCCATCCAGATACGTCAAAATCTACCTTCATTATTGAAAAACTTGCCTAACAGATATTACACCATTTAAATAGTTTTGCGAGGAAACTGTTAATTGTTGTTGCGTAATTTGGCCGCTACACCTTAGTTTATCTAGTGTTGTGTTTGTGTTCATGTCTAACATATGACAAGTTATTTCTGCGTGCCTGCCAGAAACTAACAAAAACTCGCCAATATTATCGCCCCGTAAAGTCATATTAACCTCGACGGCTTCTTTTGTAACTCTTGTGGGAGTTGTCTCGCCAACTAAATAAACAGGATTTCGCATTGCATTAACACTATAAGAAACTGAAAGCGTGCTGTTTATGTTTGAAGGAGCGCCCAAAACGTAAGATCTAATGCCGTGAGCATATTGGTTTTTCCAGTAAGACAACGACGTCGGGCTTACGCTGTCCGCCGCAATATTACTAGTTAAGGCGCTGTAAAAATCTAATGAAGCTTCTATTTTAACTGGTGAATAAGGCTCTACATTTAAATTGTATGACCTAGCATAAGCATTACTAAAATCCAAGCTAGCAAAAGTCCCCGCACTTGTTTCTGAGTCTGGAATGCCTGTCATGTTCAAATACTCTGCAATACCTCCAGTCATGTAATACTCAAAGCTTAATTCGCCGCGCAATCCATTAGTCGGCGCATATCTTTCTATTTCTCCGTATATGTTTCTTGACTCTGCAACCGAAGCGTTGACATTTATACTTGCAGCGTCAGCAAATATTGACTCATTGCCCACTTTGACCACAACATCTTCATATTTTAAAAAAGCCATTATCTTTTGTTTGAATATTTTTTATACGTTAAGTTCACAACTACTGTTCCATCTGCGGCTGTTTCGAAACTTTCTGATATTAAGCGTGACTTTGTTAAATCAAATTTTACAATTTGACTTCCATCAGAGTCATTGATAGTTATATCTACGTCGTTTTGATGTATGCCAGTTAAAGCTCCATATAAATTTTTTGTTTCGTAGTCATCGATTTCTAAACTAAAGTTTGTTGTGGACTCAACAGGATAAGTTAAATCAACTTGTGTAGGCATTTTCCATTTGACGCTGTCTGCTGTAAGATCTGCTGCCGAAGTGTTTGGCAGCGCATACAAAGCTGTTCTTGGCAAATCAATACTATGAGTAAACGAAGTAACTCTGTTTGTGCTTGAGCCATCACAACTCAAAACAATTCCTCCGTTATCAGGAACGCGTATTGTAGGATTGTCTGCAACAGCATCTCCACCATTATATCTTGCATCGATTCCAGGCCCTAGATCGCCGTATACAGAAATGCCAACGGTCACAGAAGGTACTTCGCCAATACCACAAGATATACTATACGAGTTTAAATATCCACTATGAAAACCAAAACATCCACTCAAATTATTGTCAAGAGTTCCTCCAACATTTGGCATTTCATAGAACACGCTTCCACTAAAAGCAAAGCTTGGCCCATTACCAGTCAAGTTTAAAAATGGGTCTTCGCTAACAAACGCGCGCGAAATACTAAAGTTGCCTTGCATTGGCTGAGATATCAAGCCTGTAACATAACCAAATCCAAGAAAGTTTACATTTTGCTCGCTTACACCGTAATTGCCTTCGACGCTTTGAATTCCAGACAGTCCAGTTCCATTAACATAGACAAGCTGATTATATGATAGCGATGCATTTTTCATTATTTATTATTGCTCTTTAGAGTATGCGTTTCGTAATTTTCCGCCTACTCTTTTTTCTTCTTCAATTACTGATAACACGGCGTTTCTTATTTTTCTGCCAAGCTCTCTGCCGCCTCTTGCGCCATCTTGCGAAGTGCCTGAGGCATCTTCACTTATTTCTGGAGATCCATTTGCTCCCATGTTGACAGATATATTTACAGTGTTATTATTGTTTGAAGTCGATGCTTCGCCGCTTGATTTGGCGGATCCGTTTTGATCTGCTGGCACAAACTTTTGATTTCCAACCATACCTCCGCGGTTCATATGCTGAAGTGTATTGCTTCCGTATCTTTTTACTGCTCCCGCGTTTACTACAAACTCTCCGCCAGTTAGCATTGCGGGTATGTTATCGATTGAGCCGCCACGCTGATAACCTGACCGATCCATAAACCCGCGTATCCTGCGCAAATTTTTTCTACCTTCCGACATTCCCTCTAACTCTTTTAGAGCTTTTTCAATTCTTTCTAACGTTCTGGAGCTTTCTTGATGTAGAAACTCTATCGCGTCTAAGCTGGGGCCAGGGCTTGGAGGCATAGGAGCATATTGACCCTCACCTGGCGCATTAGGTGCGCTCCCGATTGGTGATACCCTGTTTCTAGGAGCTATCAAATTGTTGCCTCGTCGTCTTCGTAGCTGCTGCTGTCTTCTAACCTCGTCAGGCGGCATAAGTGAGTTTTGCTGAAATGTACTTCCATGTGGGC